ATTTCCACCGCCCGGTAAATCTCCAGTTACAGTATTTACTCCAGGAGTAATACCAGTTCCAGAATATACATTTCCATCTATTCCAAATTCATCTACAATGTTTCCTCCACCCATAATATTTCCAGTTATAGGGTCTACCCCATATCCAGCTCCACTAAATCCTCCAGTAATCATTGTGTGGGGTCCGGGTCCACCTAAAGAATTAGGAATTCCAGTAACACCATTACCTTCACTATTATTAAAAGCATTGGTATTTACAATACCTTGATTAACTACAGGATCCGGATCTGTTGGAAGAGTAAGACCTAGTCTATATTTTTCTTGAGGGAGAAATTTATATTTTTTATAGAGTTCTCGGTCTGCTGCATTATAAAACGATGGGACCATTATCTCATTCCTCCTGGTGCAATATCTAATCTAAAGGTACCTAGTTTCCATTTCTCATCTGTACCGGTATTAGAAACTTTTAAGGCAATTGATCTAGCTCTTATTCTAGTACTTTTAAAAGTTGTTGTTGAAGTAGTATCAAAATTTGTAGTAACGGGTGTACTGTTAGGATAGTTTCTAGTTGTAAAACTTACTTTTGTAGTGCCATCCTGTTCAATAAAATCTGGTATAAATCTCATAATTCTCATAATATATTCACCATCTCCCCTAGTATCCGGTGTCCCTACTGCTTGTCCCGTATTACTTCTTTTTTGGGTAATATCAAAATCACCCGATAATATATTTGCAGGAATGGCAGTAATTATTCCCCCTGCATTAACTTGATTAGTCCCTGTTTCTTGTTCATAATATATCGTACTTCCATCCGTATTACCAGTAACATCGTAAGAAGCGTTATCAGTAGCATTATAATAGGTAGCATGAGGTTTGTCATAGACTGCTGAATCTTTCCAAGCAGTTCTATCAAGGCTACCCACAGTCCAAATAGGCCTTTGGGATGTTGAATCTAAATAGTTATAAGTAACAACCCTATCTACAACAGCTGAACCTGCGCTACAATAGAACCAGTTTATTTCTCCAAATAGGTTATTAACACCTGCATTAAATAGATCTTTTGGTACAGTATTAATACCAAGTCCAGGGTCCACTGAATAAACAAAATCTTCTACCAGACAAGGCATAGATCTTAGCTGACCATCATAATTAAAGAACCCATTTCTAGACATCCAATAAGCAGAACCGTCGACTTCTACAGCTGCATTCTTTCCAATCAAACCACAGTTAGTTCCGGCCTGTTGAAATGCAAAAGTAAAAGGTCGTCCAACGAATTGCATTAAAAATAATGCAGTATCGGTCCAAATATAGATTGCATCCCTACCTTTAATAGCAGACATGATCTTAGATCCTTCGGCAAGTCTTTGAGATCCCGCAGTATTCTCAGCCCTAATAGTATATGTATTAATATCTTCTTGTGAAGAAAATCTGATAAACATATCATCTTGACTAGTCTTATCTCCTATAATAGTTTCTGTTCCAAAGAACACTAAATGTCTGTCTGGTGTTGATACTACTACATGACGAGAAGCTGTTGGTGCACCTGTAATAATAGTTGCCCTAGTATTGACTGCATTATTTGGACCAGCATCCCATTCAAAACATTCACCATTATAAATAAGAGCAATTAATTTTGTACCGTAATTATCTAAAACCCATAAACCTGGGTTAAGCGTGTATTGATTAGAAGAAGCACTGAGACCCCATCCATTGTAATTTGAAACATCTGTGACAGCAACTCCAGAACTATGTGCTGCAGCAGTGGTTCCGCTGGTTCCCCTAGTAGCACCAGTCAAGGTACCTGTTCCCGTGTTATTGGCAGTGTAAGTAATAAACTCTGTTCCTATCTGTATTGTCCCTGTTGCCGGAAACGCTGCAGAACTTGTTAAAACAATTGTTGTAATAGAACTATCAATAGTCGTAGCTAATGTTGTTGTTGCAGCACCTGGAGTAGTACCACCATATAGACCTGTACCCCAACCAAAACCACTTTTCTGTATTGAAGGACCAACTGAATAATAACATAGTATTGAGGCAGAACCTGCATTAGTTAAAGCTGTACCCGATTCAGTAGTTGCCATAGTAATAGTAAAAGAATTACTTGATAACACAGAGGTAACCATAAATTTTTGATCTTGAAATGTAGCATCGGTAAAAGTAGATCCAGATAAACCAGAGACAGCGTCAAACATTACTATATCATCGTTTTCTAAACCATGAACGGCAGAAGAAGCTGTTACTGTAACTGTGGTAGATCCTGAAGTACTTGTAAAATCGGCTCCGGTAACGGTAACTCTTATTGGGTGTATGTCATAGAAAGCTCCTTCAGAGTAAACATAAAGAATTCTATTAGTACCTATTGCGGAATATTTTTCGTTAATGTTATTGTTCCAATTGTGGATAGCTCTTCCGGCACCGGTTAGTTTATTGCCGCCAAGTTGTTCCCAGCCACCTATCTTCTCCGGTGTACCATATCTAAAACGTACATTATCACCATCAAACCATTGACCCTCGGCCCCTGTTTCTGTGACTTGTTTATTAAATCCTGGTGCAAATCCTAATTTTTGTAGCATAAATTAATTCCTAGTTTAAAATATACTAGATTACTAGTTATATCAACATTTGTTATCTACAGGAGATTAATACTAAGCTGTGTAATTGTTGCCGGCAGTAATAGCAGATTCAACATCAGTCATATCTTCAGTAGTCCAATAATCTTTAGCAACCATCAACTCTAAATGCTCTACATTCCTATCAACACAGCCTTGTTTATCTTCTGCTGCTTCATCTGCCATTGCATTACCTGCAATTACATCTGTAATTAAAGTTACAGAATGACCCATAGCTGTAAAATCTTGTGCTATTTCTTCTGTAGTTTTGTCCATTTTATTCTCCTTCTAGGGTTGTTAGACGTTCTGTTAGTGCCGTTACTTGTGCTGATAATTCCTTAACTGCATTTACTAGATGCCAAGTCATATTATCTGGATTGACACTTAGCACTCCTGTGCTTTCTTCTTTAATCATATCTGGAAATATAGATTGTATCTCTTGTGCTATAACACCTAATTGAACGCCTTGCTTATCAACAGCTGAAGTTGTTGGTAATTCAGTTATTTCATCTTCAGTTCTATATTCAAAGTTTCTTACTTGCACTTGATTAATAGCATCAAGACCTATTGTGTTATCTAATATATTTTTTTTAATACGTCTGTCTGAAACAGTTGACCAAGAAGATGAATTATTATTTTGATAAACTCCTGAGTTACATCCAATAAATCCAGTATTAGTACCTTTACCTGTATGTGTACTATTACCTGTTGATATAACAAGCTCACCTGTAACACCACCTGCACTAGCATTGGATACATATCCCATATAAATATTAAATCCACCAGTAGTTAAATTATTTCCAGCGTCTCGACCAATACAGGTATTGTAAGTACCTGTTGTTATGTCAGAACCTGCTTTTATACCAATAGCTGTATTGAAACTACCTGTAGTGTTAACTTTTAAAGATTCCCTACCAACTGCTGTGTTACTACCACCCGTAGTGTTTGCATCTAAAGAACCGAAACCAAGAGCAGTATTAGCACTACCCGTAGTGTTTGCTGTTAATGCAGCACTTCCAATAGCAGTATTAACTCCACCACTTAAACTTCCATCATCTAAAGCACCATCTCCTAAAGCTACGTTATTACTTCCTGTTGGATAATTTCCGTCTAATTTTATTGTACCCAGTGCTTCAAACGCACCTGTAACTGTTGCTGTGTCACCAATGTAAATACCATCTGATACTTCTATACTACCTACGACATCTAATGCTTGTGATGGTGATGCAGTTCCGATACCAACATTCTCACTACTATTAATCGTAATAGCTGTACTTGTAGCATTGTCATCTATACCTGTAGATGTAAAATTTGTTGCTGTTCCAGAAAATACTGGACTTGTTAAAGTTTTATTTGTAAGAGTATCTGTAGTTGCTCTTCCCACTAATGTATCTGTAGCTGTTGGTAAAGTTATTGTTCCAGTATTTGAAATACTAGAAATGATAGGACTAGTTAAAGTT